GCGCGCTCCTCAGCAAGAGTCTCGAGAGCAGAGCTCTCCTTCTCGAGGGCCTTCTTGGCACCGTAAGCGGCAAGGCCGACACCACCGACAGTGGCTGCCCCCTTGCCGACACCCTTGGCGATCTGCCTGCTGCCGCTGCCCATGGTCTTCTTGCCACCAGCCGCGATCAGGTTCTGCAGCTTGGAAACTGCGCGACCTTGCTGACGGGTAGGAATGCCGCTCCTTGAAACGGCCTTTGCAGCACCGGTTCGAGCACCTTCTACGACGCTCCTGCCGCCCTTGCGGGTTGCTGAACCAGCCAGGATGTCACTGACACCGGGGAACTTCTTTGCAAGGTGACGCGCCTTCATACCGATTTCGCCCGTGCTCAAGGCCTCCTTCTGGATGTTTTCCAGTTCTTGGTGCATGGAGTGTGCCATGACGCGACCCAAAAAGTCGGCTTCAGCCAACTTCTCTTGAGCCTCATCTGTGACCTCTTCCTCCTCCTGCTGAGCCGATGCCGTCTTAGTCGAATGCGAAAGCTCTGAGATCATGCCCAAGATCTCATCATCGGAGAAGTCATTGAGATCAACGCCTTCTGCCTCTGCGAGCTTGTCCAACATCTCTGCTGCGGCCACCTTCTCGATATCATCCTCGGTAGCGGACGAGCCGGTACCATAGATTGCTGCTAGTTCTTCATCCATTGTTTGGATCTCCTGTGTTTCTCGGTTGAGTTGTTTCTCGTTTCGGTGACCATTTATCCTCGAGGTACGAAGCCTCTAACGCTCACCGAGATCAGTTACCTGTGATTAGACCCTTTATACCAGCACCAAGACGTCTTGGTATAGAAGAGCCTTGTTGTTGTAAAGCCACCAGGCCCGCTAAGGCCATAAGCATCTTCGGATTCTGAGCCACCATATCCGTGACGGCTCCAATTGGAGGGCCTGATCCCATCATAGCCTTCCTCCGCTTCCAGTCTGCGTATTGAGACAACGCAAAACCACCAGCGATCGATCCAAATACAACCCTGGGATCGATACCTGCGGCGGTTTTTTGGAATAGGTCCCCAACTCCAACGTTGAAGACTTTTGCTGCAAGATCTGGGTTCTGCTCAATAACATGTTCTGCCGTATAAAGACAGCCGAGGGTGTCTTCGATGTAGCCATTATATGCAGCAGAGATCTTCTCTAGGAAGGGGGTAACTGAAGCTAGCTTTACGGGACCCTCATTCACGGTTGGTCCACCAGACACAGTGATCTGTATGATTCGGCGTTTAAGAGGGGGTTCCAACATACTCCGCTCACCAATGTGAGGCAGGAGTAGCTTCTTCAAAATGTCACTAAAGTGCTGTGCACCCATGGGTGCGGCGGGGGCAACATCGTCCACAGGTGGGATAGTCAGACCCTGACTATCCAGCTCGTCAGCCAATGAACGCTGCCCCATGTGGATGGTGAGAACACGCTGAAACTCGCGTGGTTTCAGCACAATCCCCATAGATGAAGGCGTAGAGAGGGCCTCAGACAGGCTTGGGTGTTCACCCAGACGATCTAATACGTCGTCTGGGAGATCTTTGCAGGGGAGATTGGTAGGCACGGCTTTTCCGCCAAATTGGCTCGGAGCAACGTCCTTTATAATCTCTGCCCTCTTCCGTTGGGAAGCCTTCTTCTCACGCAGAGCGGCTAACACCTCAGAGATACCCGCCGATTTCTCCATGGAAACGTGCGTCTGAGCAGATGCGGCTTTTTCAAAACCCTTTTCCGTCTCAGGCTGGTAACCAAGCTGTTCAGCCACATACCACGATGGTACAGCTGCCCCACTGCCGATGTGAGCAGTGGCCAACTTGGCCATGACCTTAGCGGTCTTATCGGCCCCAATAAATACGAAACTGATATCAAAGAATCGAGGATAGTCGTTGATCGCGTAGACTTTACGGCCATCGGGGAGGATCTTGTTGAGCATCTTGCCGAGGTGCTCACAGTAGTCATCCCGTGTTACAGACACCCCTCTAATTGGTGTCTTCCTGTGGGAGAGTAGGACAGCCTGTCCTACCGTTTTGTGTTTGCCGGGTTCGAAAGTAGATTGTGCTCTACGGTAGCTCTTCCAATCCAAACAGATAGAACACAGATCGTAGGGGACTTTGCAGCCCATCGATACATCGGGAAACATCCCCTGTTCGAGCTTATCTACGACATCTTGAGCACCAAATTTCAGAGCAAGTTCTCGATCGACTGAGACCACCAACTCGACACGTTTCATGTCGTCGTGCCAACAAGCCAACTCCACTTTTCCGAATGAGCGGGAGGGGTCTTTGTTGACATGATGCTTGAATGGGTAAGCGTTGTAGAACGTCTCGTATCCCCAGTCCATACCTTTATGGATTAGCGAACTCTCTGGGAAATAGTCACCATTGATGTTCGATCCCCAAAACTCTCCCGCACCCAAGGCGTTGACCAAGACATAGATCTTATTAGGATGAGGTGCCAGCTGCTCGAGATACTGCTGCACCTTTGGTAACATTGGTGCGGCAGTTTTCCCCATACCGAAAAACGAAGCAGCCTTCTCCATCTCTCCTGGATGAAAGACCTGAACAAGGCGTCCGCCCTCAGCCTGGGCGGTAAACTGGCAGACCTTTATGATCATTAGCCGATACTTGGGCGGAGTAGGGGGTTAAAGAAATCGGGAGCTTTGTCTTTTGAGCGTGCGTCCGATATGCCTTTTTGCGTATCAGCCAGTGTCTTCACTGTATCCATGGGGATGGCCAGACCTTCATCAGGTTGGACAGCCATCATGTTTCGTATGAAAGACCCGGCAATCAGTGGGTCTTTCGCCATATCAGGTGCTGTAGTGCGTAGCGAATTGTAAAGCATCTGTACCTGGCGAGCGGGCTTTTTCTTGAGGGATGGGTGTGCCGACATCATCGCCTGGTAATCGCGAGGACTCGCTCTATAGTCCATGATCTTCTTAAAAGCACTGTAAGCCCCTGTTGAGGCGGCACCCACACCTACCGCGATCCCAGCACCCAATAGGTTTTGTCCCACAGCGTGACCAAAACCTTTCCCACCTTCACCCATCAGACCCCTTCCAAGGTCTGATAAGAACCCCGCTTCCTTCAAAAAATCATCAACAGCATTTGCCATTTCAGTACCCCATTGCCTTTTGTTGCTTTCGGCGTGCATTCCAGACTTGGAACTTCCACTTCGCATCTTGCACGGGCTGTGAATCGTACACCTTCTTGCCTCCGTATGCTGCAGCGGCATGGGGGGAGTACTTCACAGCTGTCCCCAAAGCATCGGGGAGATGCGGAGATCTCTTAATGACCCTAGAAGCCACATTTGCCCCGCCGGCAACTGCCCCCCACAAGTCTTTTGCAGAACCTAATACAGCAGGAACCAGACCACCGGGTCTAGCCTCCTTTATCAATCCCGATAACAGTGTTAGTCGTTCTGGAGTCATGAGATGCTCCTTTTAATTTGGGCATTCACCTTTGCAAGCTCGGTTTCAGCCACTTCAACGGCGTAACCGAGCTTCATAAGCTCACGACTCATTTTGGCGAAAGCAGCAAACTTCGACATCAAAGGATGCGCTGGGTTTGCCACAATCCCAGCGCCGGCAACCTTCGTATAGGACACCGATAGGGCGTCTCTATCTACTCCACGAGCCTGTAGGTGTTTACCAATCGAAACCATGGCCTTCTTCACAAAGAAGTCATCTGCACCAGTTTGGCCCCATGCCCTACGAATGTCACCCAAACTGACACCATCTACAACAGCCTGCGTAGCTTCTTTCAGAAGGTCAGACTCAACGTCATCGAGTCCAACACGCATGCTGCTCAGAGTACTGTTGAAGTTGTCACGCATACTGGACAGTTTGATACGCATATCCCGTAAATCCTCAATGGGATCAGCGTGTAAACTGTGGTTGGCCTCGGCAACCTTCTGCATACCACCATGCCCGAAAGCTCTGGCCAGGAAATCGTCCCCTGCTGCGGCCACCTTGTAGCTGCTCACAGGCTCGTTATAGTCTGACGAATCCACCTGGTGAATGGCAGGAGCGGTGCCGTCATTCAGCTCTTGAAGGACCACACCTGGGTTTGCCGGCCCTCCGTCAAAGGTGATATTCCGCATCTCACCAGCCTTCTCGAACTCCTCCAGGTACGCTGATGTGTTCGCAAACTCACACACCCTCTTTACCTGCTCAGGTGCGAGCTGTGCTGTTTTGACTATCTGCACAACAGCATCGTTCAAACGACACCCTTGAGAACGGTACAACTTGGCTGCTTGTTTCCCCATCAGCTCTAGCTGCTCGGGGTCAATTGGGTTAGCCGCCTGTTGTTGGACAAGCGCAAGTGGGACAGAGCCAGGCTGATCGTTCATTGAATCCTCATAAACATTGGAAATGATATGGACCAGGTCTTACAGTGTCAACAAGCCTGCACGAACTGAACCACTGCATTATAGCCACATCATCCAGATCGTGGGAAGTTGTCCAGATGTCCGGACGTTCCGAAAGAGTACTAGAGGCCAGAGTAGCAAGTCTTGAGCGCCAGGTGGAGTTCCTTCTCCGCATAAATGGCTTAGACCTATCAGGGTTACGAGACTTGGATGATGAGAAGCTACTGTCTCTGTACCAGGATGCTGCCCATTTGTTAGCGATTCCGCCCAAGGGATTCGATATGGAGGTCGTAGAAAGGTGGGCAGAGATATTCTTGCAGCTCTCAGAATACGAGTACACACGCCTCCAAAGTATTGTCGACTACGACCACACATGGGAACCGTTCTACGTTCTGTGTACCAAACTATGTACCCGAGTACGTACCTCTAAGTTGGTCAGCACTGACTACCAAGTTCAGCAATTGTACGCTGTGTTGAACAAGGGACTCAAAAACATCAGAGATGTCGCAGTGGTTATGGTCCGTAAGTACCCGAAGGGTATATCTGGGCGCACAAAAGTACTTCTCAGGGGTGACGATCTGTCTACGATCATTTAGTGCGAAAAAGATCACTATTATCTGAGATAAGGATTGTGAGGTGGAAAATCTAATCTCCCACCTTCGGTTTATTGCGCCGTCATGTTGAAAACGCAGACACAGTGGAAGGACCAGACCAATGTCAAGAAACAAGACTGAAGAGACCAAAGAAACAAACGTGCCTACCGATCTCCCCTGCAAAGGTATCGACGTATTAGATCGTCTGGACGAGGTGTTGGCTAATGGAAACACCCAACAAAACGAGTCATCGCAGGAGGGTATTTCAACCGTGCACATCAGCATGAAACACTGCATCAGAGCGGGTGAGCATAAAGATGCTCAAAGACACGCCACGCAGATGGCACAGCTGATCCTGGGGCAACAAGCTCCAAAAGACAAAGTCATCGAACTTGCTGAAGACCTCTACTACGAGGCCAACGATGAGCACACCGAATCGTTGGCCAACCGAGGCGCTCATCGAGTCGACAGCTACGGCGAAGCACTCGTCACAGCACCGTATTACCGGTTCCGAACAAAGGGCGGGCCGAACAAGATGTCTGCTGCCTTGGACGGTTTCGGACGCGTGACGTTCTGGGGTGCTGTGGGATACGGGGCTTACCGCCTCGTGGAATACCTCATGGAGGACGCCGTAGAAGCGGTGGTAGAAACGATCGTAGACTAAGAACGAGAAGGAAGGGCATGTGCCCTTCCTCTTTTTCTTAGCCATGTTTTATTGAGATACCTGTTTCTTTACCTGGGATCAGGATGTCCGGCCGTTCATGCTCAATCATCGATGCCAACACACACAGTAAGATTGAGTGGAAAGCATCGTCTGTCTTTCCAGGGGATTTCTTAAATTGATCCATACGGAGTTGCTCATTGTACTCCGTAAAGATGCTTAGGATGTCTGAGCCAAAGGGCTCGTGAAAATCGTCCCAACAAGGTAGGTCAATTTTCCGGTCCTTCATGGCTGTGAAGATGGCATTCATTACCTCTGTACGATGGACCATGAACCTTTTTAGGTTGGGCTCCCAGTAGATGAGTTTCTTCTGCCGCCAGTTGTAGTTGTACTTGAATACCCTCTTAGGACCGAAGGTCCTAATAAGTTTGTCGTTCTGATAGAAGCCACCACCGTAGTCCGTACCTACAATACGTGTGTTCATCTGAGAAACCATTTGGCGAATGGCATCCAACTGTCTATCAGGCTCCAAGTCATGACCTGTAAACCTGTGGATATAGAAGATTGTGAAGTTGCCAGTACCTATGTATGCACCGAAAGAGATCATCGTATAACTGGCATTCTCTCCTGTACCCCAGTCTATACCGCAGTACACTGGTCTGCCGCCAATGATGCTCTTGATAGAGTCGATGTCAGAAATTCTAAGTTCTGGTCGGCAACACGCTTTAAGCTGTGCACGTGTAATGGGTTTGACGCCGGAGTCGTAAGACATCCCCAGCTTCTCGTTCATGAACTTAGGACGAGGGTATTGCTCGAGGGCCTCAACAACCTCCTGCCAGTCAACCCACGGTACCATGATCTGCGGAACACGGTAGCCGTCAAACGTGACCTTCTCGGCATTGTTCTTGTCGACCGGATTCAAAGACGTCCACTGTGCGTGAGGGTGTTGGGGATCTATAGCCCCACCACACTTATCGCAAATCAAACACTTCTTACCTATGTTGGAAATGTCCAACACATTCCAATGCCAAGAGCCTGGGTCTTTTGGCGTACCATGGCGTTCACAAGGCACAGTCCACTCGTTTTGAGTGGAGAACTCCTGCCAGTAGTGCTCTATGGTGTTATCAAGGGACTTGGGTGTACCAGAGTAAAGAAACTGCTTAACTGGAGAGTGGAAGGCACATTGCTCGATGACAGGGATGTTCTCGATGAGGATGTCCTGAATCTCATCGATAGTGATCATATCGGCCGAGATGCCACGTACGCGATCAGCAGTCAGATAAGCATACCTTAGAGTGATTTGTGAGAAGTTGACAAACTTCTTCCGGAACACGTTCTGGTTTAGAGCCCCTGGAGTGTACGCCTTCAACAGTGGGGAGTTCTCAATGACGTCACGGACACGGTCATTGGAGAATACCTTGGCTTGATCTGCAGAAGGAGCAACGTACAAAGCCCTGAAGTGGTTCATCAGGGCCGCGTAACAAATAAGCTTATTAGCAACGGTTGTCGATTTCTCAACCTGACGCCCGCACTTCAGTAGGACCTTCTTTGATGATGAGTCGTAGATCCTACGCAGATACTCACGTCCTTCAAAAGTGAAATCCGTGACACGTCCAGCTTCTGGGATACGTATTGCTGTCTCAGCAAACTCACTCGGTCGAACACCTACCAGGCCAGGATCTCCATGGAAGCCTGTTATTTGATCTAAGGTAGGATCGGGTACATCTACATCAAAGTCGTAATCACAAGGGTTGCCTTCATCATCCAGATCGTAAAAAGGCTCACTATATCTCCGTCCATCAGGTCCAGATATAAAAGAGTTGATCAGTTTGATCTTCTTAGCGGTCTTGAGTATTTCGAGCTCTTTTAGATGTATGGTACTCATCGAAAAACACACTGCCTAGCGTTATAAGGACAGTAACTGGCTGGAGATGTAGCCCACTGAATGTTCCCATTAGGCCAGTTACTAGATCGAGGCGGTCCTGTTATCTAACAATCAAACATGTAACCATCAGGAACCCTGCCAACATCTCGACAACTATGGGAGAAGTCAGTGGGGGTTCCTGTTATCTGGCCGGCTCACGCCGGTCTCATTTAGCCCACACACTTGGAAGCTATAAACGGTGCGATTGCTTCCAAGTGTGTCTTTGCTCTGGAACCTGGCAACTCTGGCTCAGGTAGCATCACAGACCAGCTATCTACCTCGAGGTAGTACTCTACTTTGAGTAGCGGTTGTCGAAAGTGCTCAACAAACACAGAAGATAGGTTTTCACTAAACTCTAAAGGCCAAGGATGCTTTTCGAGAGCCGCATTGGCCTCTACCCCCAGCCTATTCTGTTCTGCAGCTGGGGCATCCTCCATGGCTTTCAAAGCAGATTCGAAGATCTCTTTACGCTTCACATTGTAAAAATGATACAGAAGCATACCGTCTTTGATCGTGTATTCGGCATACAAATCGTCTTTGATCGGTAGCTTAGTCAGCGTGGGGACCGCCTGCTCAAGAGCAGGCGCTATGTTTTTCTCACTGAGTGCTTGTTTGAGTGCGGTCGTCTCACTGTCATCGGTCGTTTTCCAAAACGGTCTCATCTCAGCCATCATGTATCTCCTAATAGATCTCTCTTCTTTTCCTCGTCCCCATCAGTACCCTCACCAGAGTGGCTGTAGTTCGGCCCAGCCACTTCCTCTATCGACGGTACTCTGGATTCGTCGGTCTTCATATGGAATTTCTCGAAAGCACCCAATACGTCTTTCAATGCCACGTCCGATTGACGCAACTCGGACTCTGCTCCACGAATCACGTCCATATAGTTCTTCATGGTCTTAGAGTGATCCATGCCGGCGTCTTCTTGCTCAATCTCCAAGACCTTCATAAAAGCCAAATCGCGCATACGACGTGCGATGGTTCCTGAGTGAAGGTTCGTAGGCATCCCACTCATCCCCGATAACCAGGGAACCACCATGTCTGCCATATCTGGAGACACCCGTAGCATCTTCTTGGCTCTCTTAGAACCTGGAACACTGTTTAGGTACTCCACCCACTCACCCATTGAGAGGAGGTTTCTGTTCCAGAAGTAATGCCCGAATGTTCTCAAACCATCCACAGTCAAGGTCGACTTATGGTGTGAATTGATCCGAGACACGACATTCTCTATGCGGAGAGGCGATAGTAGGAGTTGTTGTACGTTCTCTCTCAGTTCTGGATGCGCCAGTATGAGGTACGCTTCTTGAGCGGACTTATTCGGATACCAGAGGTCTTTGATTTTCTCCCTACGAAGCCAATCCTTTGTACGAATGAAGTCTGCTTTTGACCCTTTGTCCTCAGTCGGGACAAAGGGAGTAGGCATCTCCATCTTGTTTGAGATAGCTGTTACGGCGTTAGCTACACCGCCATACAAACCGTGGTCTCGGAGCACAGACGCAACCACCGGCACCTCGAATCCCTTCGAGATGAGGTACTTGATGAAGTACTCGAATGGTAAGCGTTCAAGCATGACCGCTACACTTGTGGCAATTTGCTCAAAGACTTCAAACCGACAATCACTTTATCTAGGTGAACAAGCGATCTCTGTAGAGCCCCCTCATCAACTGACTGCAAACCCATACGGCTTGCGATCAAAATCTCCGACAACTTATTTACGGTTGTTTCAAAGTCCGATAGATAACCAGCAAAGATCGAAAGGTTCTCCGGATTCACGAATCCGATAGAAAGAACCTTATCAACCGCAGTTGGGTCCTCAAGTGGAGCAGCCTCTTTCAGGAGATCGTACTTTATGTCCGGGAGTCTCTCCAAGAATGCGACCGCCTCTTTCCGTGCAGATGCGTGTTTCTCACGAAATAACGAAACAGGTTCAGCAGTGAACCACATCTCATACCGCCCCTTTGAACGAATCGACCCTAAATCAGATGCTAGCTTCTCGGGATATTGCCCAAGCACTGCACCTAAGAACACTGCGTCATCTAAGTCCAACCCCCGGGTAGGTGTCACCTTGGCTATTTTCTCGATAGGCTGCCCTTCAAAACTGAAGTACCGCCCATCTTGAGTGGTAACCCTGACTGCGGTAGGTAGAGCCTGCGCAGATGCTTGCTTGAAGAACTCCTCCGGACTAGAGGCCAGCTCCGTGACTTCACGCATAGGAATGAACCCACAATCCCCAGGGATTGCATACGTGTTATCACTCAACTGGTCCAACTCTTTAAGGCCTGGAACCAGCTTCAAAGTCACTGAATCACCGAGGATGGTTTCGCACTCATAACCAGTGCCCTCCTCCGATTCCACCTCACCCTCTATGTTTACTGGTACGAGCGCTTGGGCACCCGATGCCGTAGCGTAATAGAAGCAGCCGAACCCCGAGGGAGGCTCATCAATCAAGTCGGTACTGTTATCGACCATGATTCCTGCGATATTCTCCTGCATCGCAGCATCAGAACCATTAGAGAAGACAGACATGGGCAGTACCACACCGTCAAGGCCCATCACGTTGGGGAACACCCACCCCATCTTCTGTGCCCCACTGTCCTTCTCACGTACTTTATAGATCCCAAACTGATGGGCAACTGGGACTTCTATGTTGACCAGCGTCTCTTTGACTGCAGGCTGGGTGTTCAGCGTAACAGTGCCGTCTTGCTCAACTTTCTGCACGACGTCACCACCAAACTCCCCAATAGCAGCTGCACGTGGGATGTCCTCAGAATCTGGAATGAGGGCCTCGCTACTGGCCGTCTTAACCCGGAAACCACCTGGGATCTTTTTAATCTGAATAACGTCCGGTCGTATAGAGGACGCCACTTTTCGCATCCCAACACGACCATAATCAGGCACCCCTTCGATAGAAGCCAGCTTGTTTATAAATGGTAACGTCGCGGCATTTCCTACAAGAGCTGCACGCAATGTGACATCGGTTGCTAAACGATGTGCCACCTTATCTAGATCACACTTTCGAATCGTAGGAAGGATGGCGTCCATCAATGAGGACGGTCTGCCAGCAGACGCTTGCTTCGTGCCATCAGTGCCTGCATCGGCCACCATACCGCGGCCACCACCGCTACCAGTCTGTCGGTGCGGAGGGTAAAGTTGCTCAATAAGGCTCATGTCTCCTGGGCGTTTTCGAATAGCCTCGAACAGGTTGGGCCGGAATAATGCACGACGGGCACGGTCCTCAGTAAGAGGCTCGGCACGACCATCCGCCAACATCATGTCGAGGGGCTTCATCACCCCGTCTTTAATGATGACTGGGATGGCAATCTTCTCAGAGCCCTTCATCCCTCTTGGAGTCGCATCATCACGCGGGTTGATGGCCAACTTGTTGGTCAACTCAATCTGCCCCAACGCATACCGTTTGTCGTTGTCCTGCTTAGTGAGGACAACTTTGGGTGTGTAGTCACTGGTGAACGGTGCTTGACGGTTTAACTCATCCAAAATTTGACGTGGCCACGTGTTCATGTCCTCGCCCATCCGGGATTCCATACCCAGCTTCTCAAAGGTCAGTTCTTTATCGATAAAGAGATCCATCGTTCACCTCACAAAAGTTTTCCGACACTGAGAATGACTCCAGCCGGGGCTGCAGGCCCCGTGGTATTCACCACAGCACTCGATTGTAAAAAAGCTACTACCGCATTGGCGACTGACTTGGCAATCGCACCTGCAAGAAGTTGGTCCACAAAAACTGGACCGTTCACGGGAGTCACTACAGAAGACGAAGATCCATCTGGCAGTGTTTGTGTCGCTATTACTGATCCCTTAGGCATCACACCCATCGGGTTCTTTGCAAATTCTGCTACGATCAGCTTCTCTAAAACGGCAGGCGCCATCGGCATATTGACCTACTTTGTAAACACTGTAGTGGAAAGAATACTAGGTAATGCTGCGGCTTGAATAGGAGGTCCTGTACCTGGATGAGAGTGTGATGCTAGCCAGGCTACTGATTGTAACCCTTTCAGCAGGGGTTCGGAAGCCGCATCCCCTCCAAGCTTCAGTATCGCCGCACTGATCGACTTTAATCCGGTCCAAGTTTCCTTGCTCCCAGCACTGCCTTCAACAACGTGGTCGCCCTTGATCGTAGTCGAATCGACACCACCCACGCTGGTCTTACGATCTCCTTTAACTGTGAGACTGTGGTTCTTCTCGACAGTAACATCCCATGCGCCGCCAATCTTGTCTGTCCGAGTACCCGACTGCATCTGGAAACTGTTGCCTACTTTGTCCAAGCGTAAGGCATACACTTGAGTCCCTTCAACCTCTCCAGTGTCTGGGTTGATTCCCTGCGGTGCAATAACCAGTTCTATGTATGACTTTCCTGTACTGTCTCCAGGTACAGGATCGACAGCATCGAGACTGCCTACACTCAAACGTACTGACGCTTTCGCATCTTGTGCGAACTCACGAGCAACAAGAGATAGGTTTGTTGGGGCATTACCTTCGGGGTCATTCTCCTGACGCTCAACAGTCCAAGACAGTGACCCTGATGCAGTTACAAGCTCATAGTTCTCACAGAAGTCTCGGATAAAGTTATCTATCGGAATGTAGGCACGTTGAGCGATCTTGGTAGCACCAATCTGGAGAACCCCACCTCTTCTGAGGATGACGAAGTTCTCATCACGCCCCTGCCACATCTGGTCACCTGGGTTTAGGATTGGTCTAGCACCACGATAAGTGACTTCAGATTGATTCCCCTCTCCCGTTTCAGTTGAGCCGCCGGCGGACGTTGTGATGGGTGTTTCCATATCTTCCGGCCCGTTGACTTCTGGATCATCTTGTTGATCTTGTACGTTGTCTGAAGACTCAGCTCCCAGGAGTTCTGGGCCACTTAAAAAACCCATTACGAAAGGACTGTCGTCGTCAGATGGGAAACACACCGCACATATGGCTCCCACCTCCGGGAGAATAGAGAACCCTTCTCCGTTATTGAAGTGGAAGTACGGAGACATCACTTGAATGTCTAGTATCTGACGCCCACTGTATTGTGACACCCAGTCTACAGTCATGGTCCTGCCGTTGGCGTTGGCCACAGTACCCGTTTCAACACGTGCATCTTTTAGTGTTGAGGATGAAGGGGAGTTGTTGAACGTAGTTGGCATCAGTATTCCCCAGGCTTACCTTTGCCAAACTCAGCACCATAAACAACAGCAGGTATTGGATGTGGTCCGTGTATCTTAGAGATCCAACCTTGTTGGGCGGCCTCTATGACAGTCTGACCTAACCTGTCGTGGTTTAGGCGTGCAAGCCAATCCTCCTGCATCTCATGAGGTAGTACGTTTACCCCTTTCAAAACAGGCTGGTGTACGATCGGACGTTGTCCACTCTTCAACCCTCTATTAAGATTGGCGACGTGTGTTTGTGGTGCAAAGTCGCCACGAATGTAATCACCAGAGTCACCAGGGTCTTCTACCCTGGTGAGGTTTGTAAGGGCCTTGACGACAACCTCGCTGTTACGACGACGGATACCTTGGCGGCCATAAATACCGTGTAGCTCATTGGCCAAGTAGTTCTGTACTGGCTCAACACCTGTAAGGGGTAGCATGTCGTGTGGATTAACTGGCCCTCGAGATATAGGGTCCCCTTTCCGCACATTCATACCTACTTTGATTTCTTTATTCCCAAAGATAGGTACTCCCCGATTCTGCGGAACGTAGTGTCTCTGCCCACCAATGAACACGTTGTGACCACCAGCAGGGTCTTTATCCATCTTCTCTACTCTGCCCGAAACATTAGACAGCGTTGCTGAACCTGGAAGATTCTTTGGGAATAGGAGCATGTCCTGCACCCGCTGGAACTCGTCAGTAAGAACGTTCTTCGTAGCTGCGGTGCCCCCAGTATGGAAAGCTTTCATGGCGAGCTGAACAGAACGCTCACCAATCGCTTGCCCTGCCTGCACACCTATGTTGGTCCCCAGTTCTGGGGATTCTCCAGACTCATCCAGTCCGAAACACTTCTTACATAATCCAGGACCGTGATTACATCGTAGAGGCGAACGTACTACGACTTTCCCGATCTTATTATTGCGTAATGAGTTACGAATGTCTGGTGTTATCAACGTGCCGGCACCAAAGGTCTTCTTTCCAGACTTAACTGACGCCGCTAAATAACGATCGAGAATATCCTTCTCACTCGTAGCAAGACTGATCCCCTTATCTGTACCACAGTCGTCATCAAGGATGATGTTGTTCATGGTCGAGTTCATTACCTGCTTAGATAAGAAACCTGGTTTCTCAACAGACTGGACCTTCTGGATAATCCCCTTACGGGCACCTGACATACTCGTCCAGTAGTCTGAGATATCCAATCCTTCCGAGAAGGACTTCCGAACAGGCGTGGGTATGACTTCGCCCTTCGCATTAGCGATGAGCATAGGGGACATCTTAATCTGACGGAGGGAATCCATCGTAGGTTTGATGCCGGACCGGTGCATGATCAGAAGGTTACTGTTATTTTCCGACATACGATCTATACGACCGTGCATGTCCTGGGTAGCCTTCGCGTAGATATCTATGGCCTTAGCGTCACGATCTTTTCCGGATAGCTTAGCGACCTCCTTATCTGCTTTGGCCAGGATAGAATCACGTAGTGCTCTCTCTGGCTTCACGTCATCAAGTCCGATCGAGAATGCAGTATCTGTGGACCATTGGTTGCCTAAGTCTTTCAGCTTATTGACCACTTCCCCATAGTCATTCTTATGATCACGCGCAACAGCAGTAAGTAACTCAGCCTGACCTTTGCCATCAAGAGGGGTTTTAGATTGTAGAAAGCTCTTACGCATCGAGGATGGTAGAGCACCAGCAACCATGAACCTACCTGTGGTGCCTGCCAGACCTCCCACAGTTATCTGGTCAGTAAACTTGATATCACCCTTGCGGTGTGAGCTTTCAACATCCCCAATGGTGCCGAATTTCTTGGCGGTCTTATTGCCCTCTTTAGTTACACCATATAACCCTAATCTCGTCTCAAGTGTGGGAGTGTACATAAGCTCCCCCGTAGACGGACTGAATAGATTGTGAGATGGCATCATCTTCTTCGCTTCATCCACAGCCTCCTGACTAGCTGGTACAAACGCAGACATAGCGTCGCCGTCAAAGTCTGCGTTGTATCCGGATGTCACGAGTGGGTGAATCTGGACTGCCTTACCCTGTACAATCCGTGGCTTGAACGCCTGAATACTGAACTTGTGCAAAGCGGGATCGCGCTTAAGCAGTACCGGGCGTGTTTCTATGACACGTTCTAGAGCTCTGTTGACAAGCTCACCGCCCTCCTTAACCGCTTTTCGAGCCTGGAGCGGAGACATACCTGTGAGTCTGCGTAGCTCGCCGATAATGAACGGTTTGTAGAGTTCTGTCGCCGCAGAACGCGGCAGCCCCACTTCATCCAGTCCCATTGCGGGTTCTGGAATAATAGTCGAGCGCATAGACAAATCTTGTTTACGCTGGACTAGTTTGTCTTGGAAGTATCCTTCTTTTGGGGAGCCTATCTTCTTACCAGTGCCTTGTTCAATCCGCTTTCCGCCGATCGTATCAAGGATGCCACGCCTGGTCTGTTTTGAATGACCTCCCAGACCTGTGAGGGCACGGAGTCCGTCGTATACTTCTTCCCTGATCTCTACCTTAGACTCGTCATCGTCAGGAATCAAAGGAGACATCTCCTTGAACTTGGACGCAGACAAGGCGATGTTCTTGTACAGACCGTTCACGTCGTCCTCGTTCAAACTACCATTAGGTAGTACAGAAAGTGGACGCATAGACGGTGGGAGTATGGGCACGTTCTGCATCATGTACGCAGACTTAGGATCAAGGTCTGCGTTCTTTAGAGCAGACAGGTATTTGACCTTTTTATGCGCCCGATCTAAACGGTTACCTTTAAGGTTGGGATTGTTAAGCTCGGTCTGTGCGACTTTCAATGCATCAGACACATTGATCTTGCCAAGCAAACTGCCGAACGCTTTGCCACCTACCAGATTGTTTTCTATGTCATCGGTGACTTGCCCAGTCTTCGTGTCTATGGCTTTCCGGCCAGCGATGATGTCACTGTACTGTTTCCCGGAAAGACCTGTCAAAGACTGTACGGCGCCTTCGAACAAAGGATTGGGTAGCGCCTCGGGTAACTTGTAATGCCCCCACTTGGTGCCGTTCATACCTCCAGTTGTTTCTGGATCAAACAGCCCACCCTTCTCGGGTTTCAAGTCTTTGGAGCGTACCCATTTTCCTGGGTCTTTGATCTCTCCGTTACTCATGTCAGAGATCTGCTTGTCAGTGAATGGGACAAGCTGAAGGTTGTTGCCTTCTTTCTTAACGTTCACTCCGAGGGCGTTAAGATAGCTGTTGAATTTCTTGTAGGCGAACGTTGTCCTCGGTGCAGGCAACATCTCACCTGCTTGTAGAGCTGTCCAAAACTGATCTCCTTGCTCAGCATCAGACTTGAGCGTCTGCATCTCACGTAAGTTGGCCTTGGCCCCATGCGCCAACATAGAGTACAGCCCCAAGGTACCCAAAGCCTGTGCACCGTGTGCACCACCACCCTTTGGGATGAGGTTACGGTCGTAGGCATATCCTGGGCCGCCTGCTCGAGCACGCAGTTTAGTATCTACCTGGTGTTTAAGTTTGATCATGTGTTGAGGTCCGACCAACACATCTCCCATCTTCCGCCCATTAGCAGGGTCGAAGATTTCCTCTTTGTCACTGATGCCGTGGGCCTTCAGATCGTCGGACACTTGTTTATGTAAATCAGCCCCAGGCTGGAAGTTCTTTACGACGTAAGGCTGCCCTGTCTTTAGAGCGATCTTCCCTGCTGCAGTCTCGAGAACCTGCCCCAGGTTAGTACGACCTGGGACACCGGTTGGGTTGAGTAGCACCTCAAGGGGTACCCCATCTTTTGTATGTGGCATCTCATCGTCACGGATGATCTTCGTGACGATACCCTTGTTACCGTGGCGACCGGCCAGCTTGTCGCCGATCTCCATAGGTTCTAGTGTCTTTATGTTTACGGAAAGGTTCTTGCCCTTCTTTACAACCTCTTGGACAATGCCTGGCATGTCCTTTTCCCACTTGAGGCTAGCGTCACGGTACGGTTTTACGGCAGACTTGTGGATCTTCGCGAGCTGAGAGTCCTCTACTCGTTCATGCTCAAACCTTTCACGAAGCGCCGCTACTACAGTATCGCCAGGCATAACAACAGTGCCTGGCTTGATAACACCTTCGTCATCGAGCTTGTCTGACTGTTCCGTGTTCATAGCGTCAGGCGTGTAAGCGCGGAACTTGTTCTTATCAAAGATGAAGTTCTTGTCACGCTGCATAGCTTTACGGTGAAGGTGCTCACTCGCCATCTTCTTTGCAGCCGTTTCACTGATGACAACGCCGTCCTCAAAGTTGTAACCCTTATAGGACATGTACCCAACACGCATGTTGGTGCCTAGCGCCATGGTCCCACCCTTGGTGAAGTTACTGTCGGCCAGAATTTGGCCCTTCTTCACAGTGTCTCCCACCTTCACAGACGGTGTAGAGTGGATGAACGCTTTATCCGCGTTCAACGGGAAGTGGTTGTAGATCTGAACCTCCCTCTTCTTGCCATCGGTCCCTTTTAGAATGATCGCATCATCTTTGATCGAATCAACAACAGTTCCATCTGAAATACCAGAGGGTGCCTTAATCGCGGCGAAGCCTCCCAATACATCATCAAATGTGCGCTTACCAAACTTAGCCTGCACTAGTGGGGCTTCACGCTGAGCCAAGGGGATTGACTGCTCCATATGCCGGCCCGCCATTGTAGAACGGTTAGGATGGTCAGCAGCCATAAAGGGTATGAGGTTTGAGGCTATAGAGAACATCTGCGACGGATCTCGCATAATGAGATCTGCCTTCTTAGGATCACCCTCCACAATCTCGTTACCAGGACCAGACATCTTCACAGTCTTGCCGTGGAACTTAGGCTTACCATTCTCCCAAGACACTTGGTCAGGAAGTACGATAGTGGCATTCATTGCAGCTCCTGGACCAACGTTCCTGTTCTTCCCAGTATTAGGGTCGAACATCTTGACGCGTACCTCGTGGCCTACTTTATGAACACCGATAGGTAACCGCAAAGAGACACCAGTAGACTTGCCTTCTGGAGTGTGGATTGGGTCTAAGTAACCCAGGTGAGATGGGTCGATCAGCTTTGCCTCATCAGAAATGCCATGCTCACCCTTGATTCCACCTTCGCCCGTAATAGTAGTCTTAGTGGCTCCTGAGACCATCTCCAACGGATTGGTCTGCTCAGGAACGTTAGCCAGAGAATTATGTGTAAACATCCTCTGTACTGGGCGGTTGAATATGTCGGACCCTACTATGTCCTTGACTTTTGTACGACGATCAATCGTGTTACGTACACGCCTGTTGATATCATACGCGCCCTTTTGGATACGTTCCGCTGTGAAGTCTTCTACTGAGTGCAAGTCTTTGAACATCAAAGAGTCACGTGGATCTGGCGTAGCCGTGCCTTGCGAGATACTCAACAGTTTCTTAGACGCATCCAAGAGAGAGTCGCCATTCACCCTCTGGTAGTTCTTACCTAAGGTGATTTTGTTGACCTCCCCTTTGCCCATTTCAGTGTTCTGAAACGTGTCCCATAGGTGTTGGCGGGCAAGGTCTGTGTCTGATGTCTTTTGTCCAGTCGATGCTTTGTAGAACTTAAGTAGGGCCTGTTCTCTATTTTCCACATTGGACGCAGAGATTTGATCGCCCCAGTCTTTCTTCATCTTCTCTGGAGAGACTCCCAACTCCTGCATGAGGGGTGCTAGTGGGATATTCGAAGTCCCATACTCCATAAGGAATCGCTTATCCTTTGGGTCGAACTTGACGTGGAAACCTCGTCCCTTCGATAGATTGAACTGGGATTTCAAGGCGCCATCGTCTTTGATCATCGAATAGACACCAGGCTTCAAACGCCACTGGTTATCGATCTGATATTCTTGGCCGTTGACGATATGAGAAAACCTACGAGTGACCTTAGGCAGGTCCAGTAGTTTTATCTTCTGGGTGTCTATGATCTTATTTGTAGCACTGTCGCGTAGTTTAACAGTGGCCTCTACAGGCACTGCCCAAGTTCGACCTGCATCTTTCGCCTTCTTCTGCGACCTGATGTCGTCGATGCTAAGCGAATCGTTGATGTCGACAGTGTCTACTTCAAGTGTGTGTTTCTTTCCAATGATCGGAAAGAGTCCCTTGACTGTCTCCTTTACCCGATCTTTTAGAACCTCAAACCCTTCTTCTGGATCTAATCTAGCCATAGCATGTCTCCAGGTAGGGTCCGGGTAATCTTATTTTTGATCTTGCTTGTAGTAGGGTGGGTTACTTCCCACCTTTCTATAGCGCTGGTCTCTCCCCGATCTTTGAGAGCTCTGAGGCCCTCTTCTGGGTCAAGTCGTGCCATGGGTGTCTCCTATGTGGTTGTGCGTACACATCAAAGTAGCACCCACTTCGGTAACCTAGCAAACCCGAAATAAAGGAGGTGCTGGAGTTATAAGTATTGTACCGGAGAAGGAACCGTCATTCGGTCCAAAACAACAACCATAGGAGAACAGATGCACACAACATACGAACACTCAAATACAAACAAATACCTACTCATGGCTGATCCAGAGGACGACAGTAGTCTGGGTGACTTCTCTGATGAAATTGATGACGAGATCAGTGGAGACACTGAGGACGAGGACGAAAGTGATGAAGATTCTTCGTCATGATTTGGGAAATTCTCCTAATGGCATTTATCTCCACATTTCTAATGGAGATGGGTTCCTTCCTCAGTAGGTTCTGATGAGCATATATGCTTGGATCAACCGGCCAACAGTCAAACCCACAGATCCGTGCCCACTTTGCCAGAGAGACTTTGGGGAGGATGAGTTAATCCTCCTAGAGTCCGGCCGAGTATTGTCACACAAAAAAGACCCAGTATTTAGTGGGTTCTATGCTGACTGGCGTATGCCTCCCAAGAAGCAACCCAGACACACTATTGTTAAAATGTTCCACTTTGACTGCTACTATCAAATGGCAGATCAAGCGGGCCTTAGCAACTGGAAACACACTCCCGACCAGTGGGAGTGTCATATCTGTGATCACGATTTCAGTATGACTCCGTGGGCGTTCCGTATCTCCGTTGGTGGGGCTGGGGCGCACGGAGAGTTTGAAGTGGATGACCAGATACCTAAACGAGCGATCTTATGTTCCGCATGTATCACTTCAATCTTTGGGGGTGGAGATGCGGATGAGGGAGACGCTTTGGTTTACAAAGGCGTCTTATGAAAGGAATCAAAAATGCACACGAGATACGGATCATGTTTTACTGTCGATCCGGGGGTGCCTAAAATCCAGACGAGGAAAGACCTAGACATCTACGGACTCAAGGTCCTCAACCGATGGGAGAACATCTTCCTTTGGAATACCTTGAGCCAAAAGCACACCTGGGTAAACCCAGATGGGTACATAAAAGATCAGTCAACCAAGAGCTTGATCTATTACGTCCCTAAAGAAGAGGCTAGTCGGCTGTTGGATACTTTCCGCAAGAAAGATCTAGACGGTCCATTGAACCTCGATGTGGAGTCCATGGCCGCTGTCCTCCGTACTGCGGAGGCGTTGGCTTTGAAATATCACAACGAGACTTGGACCAGGTATAGGTTGGCGGTTGACCAGCGCGTCGACGACGCACTTGAAAGGCAGTTGGAGAACGAGCGGAAACGTTTGAACGAAGGCTGTTAGACGAGTGCTGCTTCAGGGCCACGCCGTGGCGGCTTCTGCTCAGGCAGTGGTCGTGCGGCTGCCCCTGCAGCTTGAGTGGGGCCATTGCCCCCACTCATCATTAGCCCTAACACTGCGTCGTGCATAGGTGGGTTAACCTCTTTGAGCCGAGCCAGTATCTGTGGGCGTGTTTGTGTTGGCTGACTCATGATTCGATCAGCAAGCCTACGTGCTGCAACAATCAAATCCACGTTCATACCACCAGCAATCTGTGAGTTTGATGTGCCGGCAGGATGTCTTTGGATCGTCTGTGCAGACAGTGGAGACTGTACCTCCTTCGGAGGTTCCAGCATCTGAGGCTGCCTTGGGGTAGGTTCCAATTCAGGAGGGCGCTGTGGTGGTGGTTGTCCCGACTGAGCCGCCGTCTGACTGGCCAGCATATGGTCTTGCGCAACGGCACCAACAGCCGCTTGTTCTTTAGCCATCTCACTTTGCATGGCCATCTGATCCTGCATCTGTTCACGAGCAGCTTTGTTCTGCCACTTCTGCTGGATCATACCCGCCTTGCCTTGCGTCTCGGCTTGCAGGAGTGCATTCTTCTCTTGTGAAGCGTTGCGACGGGCCGCTTCGTGCTCCATCAACTTGTCTTCCTTACGAGCATCGTAATCCGCGTCTGCCAAGAGAGACTCATCAGAGAGTTTACCTGCTTGATTGAGCTGGAATAGGTACGCCTTACGCTGCAAGTCGTCTGCCATCTTGAACGGCTTGAATCGAGCTTTAACCGGCGCCCAGCCCAGGTACGATGCGACGCTCTTGATCACCCATCTAAGGAGCGCAAGATGGTCGGAGAGGTAGCGTAAGAAGCTGTTCTCGAGCATACGAAGGGAGACGTTCGATCCTGAGTACGACAGGCCGCCAAATATGAGCTCGACAGGTATCCCCATACCAGCGACGATATGTTCGGACCATACGCGAATCTCTTGCGAGAGGAGTAGTGCTCGTCCATCTCCGCCGATAGTCTGATGTCCGATAGGGAGGGGGAGGATGGGGATGTAGTTATTGTCGGTTCTCCAACGTCTGATCTCGTTCCCAATCTGGTCCCTCCAGTCCTTAAGGTTAACTGTGGTGTATGGGTCAGACGTGGCACTGCCTGCCTGTGGGAATAATACGCGCAACGGTACGATGTGCTCGAGCGCGATAGCCTCCTGGGCTTTGCGTAAGATCTGTAGATAAAACGTGTCCTTCAACACAGGTAGGATCATAGGAGTACCCCACCCACGATCTTTTCCGGCCAACGTTGGGCGTTTGAAGTGGTATATGTTGTCGCGTGAAAACACTACTGACTTCTTCAAACGTAAAGCGTCGATGAAGAGTTGCGGTACAGATTCGATCGTGGACTTTTTCCCGATCATAATATCGTTACGTAGTTGGACTGGGATCGAGTAGTAGTACTCGTACTCTCCATTCGATTCATTGTATCGAATGTCGATGTCCTCGGGGTTCCAACGGAGTAGCCGTATGCCTTTGGCGGAACGAATGTAGTGGTCGCGTACGCCAGCAAAACCGTGGCTATCACACTTGGGACAGATCCAGGTGAATTGGTAGTTCTGAAACCTATACTGTGCCTCTCCCGCAGCTTCCTCATGATTACAAGCGTGACAGTACAGGTACTTCACGAATGGGAAGTGTATCGAAACCAAAGCATTCCCATAGGTGTAGTAGTCCAACCCTACTTCGACCTGGAATGATCGATAGCGCAAGTGTTCCATAAGGAATCCCTGCCACTTGTCCCGCAACTCTTCACGTTCAGTGTCGAAGATGATGTCCGTGATTGGGTACTCAGACATCTTAGACACGACAGCATTAATCAGTGGATTGACCAGGTAGTAATACCTGCACCACCGAAACATCTGCTTGACTGTGGCAGGGAGGTACGTGTGTCCGATGTCAAAGAATGGACTCGGATATTGCATTCCTTGATCAGCACCGCTACCGCCGCTACCGCCGCGACCAGAAAAACGCATTGCAGAGGATGACGCTGCTCCTGAGAACCCACCAGACATCAAGCACCCCCTACAGAACGAACAGCGCCTACTGTTTTGTCAACACCCCTACCCAACAACCTTCCCGCCTTCTCCCCACCCATGCCTGTAAGGGTGCCGGCAACAAGTCCCGTAGGTGCCACCATCCATCCCGCTGCAGAACCGAGAGCCTTCAGAGATCTCTCAGCACGACCAGGACCACCCTCCTCACTAGGAGTCATAGCCGCACGGCCAGCTTCAACAGCACCTAAACCGGCAAACCCTTTACCTAACATATCCGATCTACGCCACGCAGATCGGGCTAAGTCCCCTGGGCGCGTAACAGCCCCACGAACAATCCCAGGCAGGTTGTCGTAGCCCTTCCTAAACCCCTCAACGTGTGCGTCGTACTTTTTAAGTGCAGACTTGGACGCTCCAGCACCAGGAGCCTTCAACAACCCCAAACTCTGGGCTTCTCGAAGTTTAGCTGTAGGGCCCATACCCAAACCGGTACCAGTGGTTTGGTATTGTAGACGTTTGCCCATTCGCGTTAAACCCTTTGCCGCCGCAGCACGACCAGCTCCCGTAGCAAGTATGCGGCCACTAGCTAACCCTGCCCCGGCCACAGCTCCGCGGATAGCACCACGTACCCTATTGTCATCATCCAAACCCGCCCCAGTAGCACCACCCGCAAGGGCTCCTACGCCAAGCTGCCGACCATACCTACCCCCCAAATGCTTGGCCCCAAACGTACCAACACGACGCAAGAGATTGAGTTTCCCTGCGTCTGCCTCCTTACGGAGTTCGGCGGTGAAGCCGACCAAGTGTGCGGGTGTAATGTGGTTCATTGCAGTATGTGGAGCTGTTCGTTGAGCTGGCGACGCCTCAAAGACAGATAATCCCACGCAACCTTTAATTTGGCTACCTGTACGTCGACAACATTCTCCCCCAAGATCTCCCGCCCAGGTTCTGTCCAGGCTGAATCAGGTAGACGGATAACATGCTCGTACTTCTCTTGGATCTGTTTGTTTAACGCACCTATGTCGATCTTCCTATCCAACATAAGGTGCTCCAACTCATCCTGACAAAACTGAATCGGCTTAGGCACGAAGGTAACGCCCTCATCTGCTGCCGCTGCAGCCATGAAACCTTGTACCTCCAACCCAAACTCCACATCATTACGTACCATACTGGTGATTTCTACAGCGTTCATCATCTGAGCGACTGAAGGTTTCTGAATCACCTGCCAGTCAGGGATGTTGTTGTTTAAGGCCTGCGTCAGCCAACAAAACACCTCCCACTTGGTCCAAAACCAGTCATTGATGTGGAGGGTTCGGACGGCCTGTATCTTGGCCTTGGCATGGTCAGATATAGAGGGTACATGAAAGTCCTCCAAAATCTCCCGCCACATCGTATCCGGCTCCCACTCGAACCAGTCAGTCTGGTACTTGTCGAGCATCTTCAAGTCGAACACTACTGGATGAGTGTCGTGGTGTACGAACAGATTACGGCTACTAATGGGGGCAAACGGGCGGTCCTGTTCCGGACCAGGACGTGCCTCTAAAGCCTGTTCTTCTTGTTCCACCTCAGGCAAAACCCGATCAGTCCCACCTGTTTCTAAGTGGGACTCGTCATCAGGGTTATCCGAATCCTGGACTGCCGGTTCCTGGCCCGACCCTTGAAGGTGGGCCAGGAACTTTTCTTCAGGCGTAGCCATTTATGGCTTAGCCAAGGACGCTGCTGATTGGAGCAGACTGCACACCGTTGGACTGGATTCGTGTCGCCACGATGTCCGACGCAGCACGAGCATCTCCTTCAGCAGTCAAATCAGGAACAACAACAGAGATAGCATCGTCTGCCCAAGTTGCCGCAGGAGAGGTACCTGTCGCATGCAAAGGCAGTGCCTCAACACCAGACACCTCAACCTTGTTTCCAGCGTGGTCACCAACACCACCAACCAGTGCGTCACCGTCAACTGAATCGGTCGAAGGAACGATGGCAGTACCCACCCCACCACTGACACATCGAATCTGCCCAACGTTGGTGGCCGCCACATTGATAGCGGTTGCGACTGCATCAGCAGTGCTGACACCTGCGTCATGGCCTACAGTCAGTAGACCGTTGGCGAATGCTGCTGAGATGGAACCTGTGTCAGTCAGCAAAACCTTAAAGCCTGAGTCACCAGGCTTTACCGCTGTGAAGATGAGTTCAGAGGTGCCTGCACCAAGGGTCAACGAATCAAACGTCTGACCCTGTAGTAGGTTTCGCCCCTTCAAAACAACCGTACCGCCTGCTGCTGCTGGGGGAGTACCGTCAATCCAGTCGAGCTCAGGGAATCCCGCACGGGCCTCATTATTATCCATGCCCTCCTCGACATCTGCGCGGAGGTCAGCAATTTCCCCACCAAGACCACCGCTACGAAGAAGGTGGTCTTTACGTGCTCTCTGTTCACCGAATGACTTACTCATGAATTTGTCTCCTTAGAATTGTGGGTCGGTCGCAATACGCGACAGGATACGCTTCGAGTCGAGTGGCAAGGACTCAAAAATCTTCTTAGGGTCCTTGCACAATTCCAACGCGAGCTCTTCCCCGAACTTACGGGTAATCAAACCAACGTTATTTTGACAGCCTTTGGCGAGCTGCTCTCCAGTGACACGGTCTACGCCTTGTTGCCAGACCCACTCACCCTCTTCAGCCGTCTTGTTGATACCATAGGTGGTATACCAGGGATCCATAACGTGGTGGTCCCAGTGTTGATCCAACCCAGTCAACTCATCGAATTGACGAAGCGCCTCACAAAAGACATCTGGATTCGCACTCGCATGCTTATCCATCATACCCTCCAACATGCCCCGCTCTGGATCACCGCTGGAGAAGAACTGCATGCGTGTGGACACGGCCATCTGCAGTTCACCATCTGGTGCGAAGCCTGCTCCTGCGTATTTACGAATCCGATCAGTGACCTTCACACCGATCTCGTTCGCACGAGACGCGAGCTTGGTACAATACTCGCGACGGTCTGCTGGGTGTAGGCTGTCACCGTGATCTTGGAACCACTTGTTAGCCTCTAGAACTTGACCGTAGCTATCAATCGGAAAGCGTCCCTGTCCTTCTTTAGTAAGACAGTAGTTACTGTATGATCGATGCTGCACCTGGGGCGCAGGTTTGAAACCAGTCACATCGACGTAGTTCGCCGACGCAGACTTCTGCATATCTGCATCTCCAGCAGCAGGATCGCTCTGAGTAGGCATCACCTCAGTACCGGTGAGGTCAGCAGCCTTACTCTTACCCTTCATACGTGGGAGGGTTTTCTTGTTCGCCAGCTTACGCAAAGCCAATGGTGCTGCGAGTTTGAATTGCTGACATGCACCCAACAGGTTAGCCGCGGCCACCTTTGTCGCTTCTGGAGACAGCTTGTCCTGATTCTCCATGAAGTAGATGACGTTGAGGGCTGTGTTGCCCTTATCAACGCAGGCGTACTTTCGGAACTTGTGTCCGCGATCCACAAGGATCAAAGCAAACGCCTCATCTGGAAGACTTGCGCGTTTTTCCTGATTCAGGAACTCAGATCGCCGGATAAATTCCGGGACCTTAGCCTGGGCTAGTTTCTCTTTGAGGACGATACCCGTAGGGTCGTCATAGAAATCAACAATTGATCCAGTCTGCATGCAGTCTCCAAGCGATCTCACAATGATACTACGGACCTACACAACGCGGTGTCAAGGTACCGAAAATTTTGAAGGTTGGCGGATATAAGGTCTTTGTTCTCATCGCACAAACCTAGACACCAGAAGGAGTAGATCATTGTCATACGCAGATAGGGTTAACAGTATGTCTTCACAGAAGCCCGTATGTTGGGGGGACGAAAGACAGTATGACCCGGAAGATATGGATTGCGATAGCTGTAGATTTCAACACTCTTGTCGAGCAGAGGTAACCAACAACGCAAGTGCACGAACTGGCCAGTATCAGAGGGAGGACCGCAGCTTTGTCCCAGCATCTCGAGTAGCGCAGAGCGGCTACCGTACAACCCCGACACGTTCTTACGTAGGTCGTAGTGCGGATAGGCAACGAGGCCGTGGGGTAGATGAGGATACTGGTTCAACATGGGATCCCGGTTTGATCCATGAAGGAGAGAACCCATTAAACCGTTTGGGGAAAGACATGGCTGTAGGCAGCCTTCGAGGGGCCTTTTACGAAGGATACCAGTTTTTCCGGAATTGGCGGTGGGAGTAAAGGTAGACACCCACACGGCTCCATGTGTATAAAAGAGGCTTACCAGGACAGGTAAGCCGTGTGGGGAAAAAACGTAGGTGTGTGTCCTCAATAATGTCACACACTTGGCCGACAATTATTGGACAGTTGTCCTGAAATTATGCGTCATAGGAGGCATCTGTGCGAATCAGACTGGTATCGAGAGACCCAGACAAGGGGTATCTGGGGAGGCAGCTTTGGTTGCCACGCAAACACATCAACGTGCCGGCCGTTAAGAGCGGCCTGGAGTTCCCTGTCATGGGGGACGACGGTATCGACTGGCTCCAACTTTGGAAGGACTCAGGAGAACACATCATCGTACCAAGGGAGTTCGTCCGCCGAGAGCGGTACGAGCACCTGGCTTTTCCCGTCGTAGACATGGGACCTACCAAATACCCACGAGTGGACTTCAAAAGCAACGTAGCACTGGACTACAAGACTCCTGATAAGGACGATCAAAGGCGTGCGTTCGAAGCAATGAAGAAGACGCACGGTGGGATCCTCAACCTAGCCTGTGGGAAAGGAAAAACGGTACTCGCTCTACACCACGCTGCCCACCGTAAGGTTCCAGCGATGGTCATCGTGAACAACACAACACTGATGGAACAGTGGCCTGAACGTATAAACCAATTCCTCCACGTACCGGGGGGTATTGGTTTTGTACAGGGCCACCCAAGTAAGTGGGATTGGGAAGGGCGAGGGATAGTCATAGCTATGATCAACTCTCTCGCCCTTAGGCACGAAGAAATACCAGAAGGTATGGATCGGTACTTCGGATCGATCTACTATGACGAAGTACACCACTTGGCTGCACCGCTATTCTCACACACAGCACCTATGTTCTTTGGTGCCAGGTTTGGGTTGACCGCCACAGTCTCACGAGAAGATGGGCTCGAGCCTGTCTACAAATACCACATCGGTGATGTGTTCCACCGCGATCTATCGCAGGAACTGAAGCCACGCATATACGTACAAGAGGCGCCCGTACAAGTCCGCACCTCCGATAAAGAAGTCAGCAAAGAGGTCTTTGATAAGGCCGGCAGACTATGCATACCGAAACTGAGATCATACCTCGGTAAGCTGGAGGAGAACAACGAGTTCATTGCGGAGAAGTTACGTGTGCCTCTGCGCTCAGGGAGAAAAGTTCTAGCCCTCAGTCATAGCGTAGACCAGCTCCGTGCACTCTCTGCAATGTTCCCAGGTTCGGGTCTTTGTACTGGTAGAGAAAAGCCCGCGGCACGCATCGAGACATTGAAGAAGTGTCCTATCGCTTTTGGCACACTACAGCTGGTGAAGGAAGCGTTGGACGAAGACACCCTCGACACGATGTTCTTCCTGACTCCGTTTGGGAGTAGTGAAATTGACGAAGGAGGTATGGGCACCATGCAACAGGGTATGGGCCGCATACTCCGAGTCAGACCTGGAAAGAAGACACCAGTGATGGTGATCATAGACCACATACACGTGCCGTCATTTCATAAAATGGTGCGTCAGATGAAGAACCTGCTCCGACACTGGCCAACGGAGCAGGGAGGACCACTCGAATACACGATCATACGGCCTTACGCAACAACAGGAGACACTGAATGACCGCTAAACTCATGCTTATCAACGACGGGTCCGATGCCACCGTGTGGTACATCGGAAAAACACATCTAGACGCTGCGGAAATTAGAGTTGCTATTAAAGATGGCAAAGCTATCGAACTAGATGACACGTTCATCTACTCCTCGAAGCTGACCATGACACGGGAGGGACCAGCACAGATCTCCCTACTCCTACCCATCGGACAGTCAGCGTCCGGGCTCAACATGTGGGTGAAACCTGTCGCTTTCTTGGACCCTGCACAGGACGGAGTGCTGTCTGACGACATCAACCAGCGCTTGGAACAACTGAGAGAGGCTAACCGAGAGAAGTCAGCCCAACATTCCGGGATAGTGTTGCCTGGATCAAACTTGAGAGGAAAATGAATCGACCAAAAGCTTTACAAGTTCTTCGCGAAGAGTGGATCAATTGCCAGCGATGCGGTCTTGCTGAGACCAGGAATCTGGTAGTGTTTGGTGAGGGTAACCCCGAAGCAGACATACTCATAGTCGGAGAAACACCAGGCGCGCATGAGGATCGAACAGGTATGCCTTTCGTAGGACCAGCTGGTGACATACTTGCAAAGTTCCTCGATCTGGCAAGACTAGATCCTGCACGCGACATATTTGTTACTAACGTTGTCGCGTGCAGACCTACAGCGAAAGTACCTGATGACGAAGGTATTCTACATATAGAGAACCGTAAGCCTTCCAAGGCTGAAAAAGAGGGGTGTAGAGATCGTCTCATGGAAACGATCTATATAGTAGATCCCCTACTCATCATCACACTTGGCGGTCTTGCCACGCAGGCTCTATGTGGCAAGGTTGGATCAAGCATAACAAAGACACGTGGGATAATGCAGACGTTCCATCTACAAGGAAGACACACCGAGATCAGGTATCCGGTTCTGCCTATGCTCCACCCTATACACCTCGACCGTACCGTCAACTATAGTGAGGACGGTGATTGGATCAAGACAGCGCAAGATTTCGCACTTGCTTGTGACGTTATAGACCACTTACGTAAAATCTACAGGGGGATCGATCCTCCAGACAGGACGATGAGCAATGAAGAAGACTAGTACGAAGCCGAGTGCAGCTGAACGAGCGGTTGCAGACTACCGTGCCCGCGAAGATGAGCTTGAGGAGTTCATGAAAGATGCTGACAATCGTGAAATCATAGAAGAACTGTATGCCCTGGTGAACGCACGGAACGGGGCTCTCGACACAGCAATGCGGCAGCTAAAGTCTGAGCTCCAACGTTCAGAATTGGACAAGTTAACCATTGAAGGTATGGGTGCGCAGAAGAAGTACAAGCGTTTCTACAACGGTGAGTTGCTGGCTAACCTACTGCCGGCTAATCAGTCCGATGAGATACTGACAGAGACGGTTATATACACAGTGGATAAGGATCGGCTAGAGACTTTGCTACGGCAGGGTGAGATCGATGCTGAGATCGTGAGACGTGCGTATGTAGAGGAGTTGCAGAACCCCGCCAACATGCCTGGTACTCCAAAAGCATTCACACTCCCACCCCTTCCGGTGCTCAGTGACTAGTGCGGCCTGGGAATTACAAGTTCGTCTCTTTAATAGGACAGGAGGATACGTAATGGTACAGAAGAACAGGCGTGGCCAAGCTGACATTGAGCTTGATTCCGGAGATGGTAAAGCTGAGGTCACACAGACCCGTGGCTTCAAAGTATGGTCCAGCACACGGGACTCTGGGATCACAGTAGAGGCAACGGCTACAGTCAAACTGACTTGCGGTCAGACCAAAGCACACATTAAAGATGCGGCTGAAGAGGCAGCGATGCTCGCAGAAAAGCTAGCTATCGATGGGATGGAGGAAATGGGCCTCTACATCAAGCAGTACGATAAAAATGGGTCTCTACCTCTCGGCGGTATTGAATGAAGGTAGGGGACAACCCAACACCGATAAACGGCCTACATGCCGTTGATGTAAAAATACGTGTAGTCCCTAAGTCTGATCCAGAGATCAGCAGTGTGGGATACGCGCTGGCGCATATTACACGTGGGCCAGATGGGGCGGTTGAGGGGTGTAGTACACAGGGAAAGATCGTAGTTGAGTTTTTTGATTGGTCGACTCGAACCAAGGAACTACTCAAAGACTTAATGGACTCAATTGAACAGGACCTACTCCCCCGGCACTTCGGGGGAACACACTCACAGGAGAACGAAAATGACAGCGATGGGCTTGGAACTAGAAACGAAGAAGAGACTCCTCAGCTTTGATCATGTACGGAATCAAGTAGCTGAAGCGCATAGCCTGAAGAATCAGGATGTGAATGTGATGCTTGAAGACATCCGGGTCACTCCCGAACTTCACATCGAAATACCGAATGTCGGCACATTCGGTATGACCCACTGGTCTAAGAAGCAGCTGGGATCCCTATTGGGAGTGCAGTGGGACAAGTGGTTCAACACAGAACTGGTGTCTGCCGAACAGGTACAAGAGGAGCTGACTCGTCGGTTCTCCAAAACAAAAGAACAGAAGAAGTTCCGTACCAGCCGTTTCAGGCATGGAGCTCCAGGTGTAGATAACTGTGATGGTTATCTGCGTGCTGTACTCGGCCCTAACTACTACGCTATTGATGATGAGATCATCTTCGATCGCCTAGAGCGGAATTTCAGTGGGAACGTAGCCTCTCTACGTTTCATGCCTGAACACCTCAGTAAGCGTGGAGGGTGGGCAAATGACCATTGCAGTCACTACACCATCGTCGGAGAACGCATAGACATGGGTCCGGTAGATGAGGGCCACTCAGACCCACGGGTGCGTGATGCTTACGCCCTTGCTAAAGCAACAGGAGGGCTACCAACACAAGACTACGTGTACCCAGGTATGCATATGCGGAACAGCGAGGTAGGTTACACGGCTGTATCTATCAACGAGTTCAACTTCAGACTGGTGTGTCTCAATGGCATGATGATCACACAAGGGGAATCGCAACTACTGTACCGTCAGCACCGAAGAGTTGATGACGAACAGATCGACGTACAGCTGAGTAAGGTGTTTGAGAAAGCGCCTATTCGGTGGGAAAGTACAAGACAGACACTCTTGAAGATGAAAGATGTACAGCTCAAAGATCCCCTCGATGAGTTGAAGAAGCAGCTTGAGAAAATGGCTGCATCAAAACGTTTTCAAGAAGAGGCCGCAGCGGCCTATGAAAAGGAACCACTGCCCTCGTTGTATGGGATGCTACAGGCTGTGACTCGGGCGGCCCAATCCACAGACGACATGGACAAGCGTTTCGAATACGAGGCGATGGCAGGGCAGTTGTTGAGTAGTCGACACACCAAGCAACTGCTGGCTGCATAACACCACATCTTGTGTCTCGCGAAGCATTGGACCACAACATCTGCCGGATTGACTCCAGCCGGTGTTGTGGTCCAACTTCATAGGTTCGGTCAGGAACAGATGGACAAGAAAACAACAGACCACGAGAAGCGAATCACAGAGCTAGAACAACAGGTTGCTCGGCTTAAAGACCAACTAAACACCAAGGACAACTGGCACGCAGAAGTCCAAACTATGATCAACAAAGAAGTTGTAATCTCAGTCCGCGGATACCACGGAGGACGGGAAGGCGTAAATGGAAAATTACTGTGGTCTGACAGGTATAACCTGTGTATCGAAGACACAATCAAAGAACGTGCTTATCGAACGGTTTATATGAAGGGATCGGTCATATCCATCAGACTTCTAAAACAGTAGGAAAGGGACACAGTGAGCGTAAACAAGGAGCTGAAACTCGTCGCAAAGATCGCTGACACTGGGGAACTTAGGCAGGTACTTGATGCGGGGATTACTGTAGATGCGTTCGCAGACCACGATGCTCGGTTAATCTTCGAGTACCTAACCGAGTTCTTTAGGTCACGATCAACACGCGGCAACGTACCAACAAGAGATATGATCTGGGATGTGTTCCCTACGGTCGATCTACCAGAAGAAGACCGTATGACCATCAGTGCGGCCATACAGGAGTTCAGAAACCACGACATCAGCCTTCGCCTTGGGAAACTCAGCAGGTTCCTAGGAGAGTGGGTTGATGAACCAGACGAAGCACTCCCGCACCTCGAACGTGAGGTAAAGGAGATGATGTCCAAGAGGCGCACTTCAACGGACATCGTCGTCTCAGAGAATATGAAAGAAGCCGTGGCCCGCTATGAAGAAGCGGAACGTGGCCTAAGCATGCGAGGGATACCCTACCCATGGGAACCCCTCAACGAAGAAACGCAAGGCATGCAGGATGGAGAGTACATCATCTTGTATGGTCGACCCAAGAGTCTCAAGACTTGGGTAGCACTATACTGTTGCGTCCACGCATACAATGTTTCGAGACAGAAGGTGTTGATCTATACACGTGAAATGTCTCCTGCAGTGATGCGTGATCGTTGCATATGCCTATTGATAGGGGCTCCGTACTCAGCACTGAAGAAGGGGTATCTACACGAAATACCCTACCCACTTGGTGGGACAATGCGGGATGCGTTCTACACACTAATGGATGGTATGTATGCCGATGAGAAGACCACTGAACTAGAAACTGGAAAAGGCGGATCACTAATCATTACCAGTGACCGTGATGACCGGAAGTTCGGTGGTGGTGTTCAAGGTCTTCACCGTAAATGTGAGGACCACAAACCAGGGTTGGTGTTTGTGGATGCCGTATACCTAATGCGTAACGATCGTGAGGGAGGCAAGCGTTCTATGAAGTGGAACGACCAAGGGGCTATCTCTCAAGACCTGAAGGATTTGGCACAGGATATTAATCGTCCACTAATTGCCACACTACAAGCCAACCGTGAGTCAGAAGATCGGAAAGGCAAGACATCAGCCAACATGGCGTTCTCTGACTCATATGCCCAGGATTGTGACCTGTCTATTGAGCTAATCAAGAAACGCATAAATGCTGAGCAGAACCTGATCGCCGCTGCAATCACAGCTTCACGAGAAGCCAACATCGCAGGATTTGTAATCAACGGGAACCCAGGTAGCGACTTTAACCTCGCACAAAGACAGGTGGTAGGTGCTCAAGGGACACCTACTGATGTGTACGAAGACTGGGTGTTTCAAGACGTGTCTGAGATCAAAGACATGTTCA